CTACTGTTCCTAGTAATGTTTTTCTATTTTCAGCAAATAATTGTGCTACTGATTTACTGTCAATTGAACTAATATTATTTGTAATATAGTTGTTTGTAATTGGTGCATTTACTGCTCCAGTTGCTACGCTTTTTGTACCCATTTGATTGTTAGGTATGATCTTACCTGCGCCTGGTGGTACAAACAATTCAGGACCTTTTTCACCAACAACATATGGTTGTCCACCTTTAACTGGTCCACCTTCTGCTTTAAACAAGCTACCAAACATACCTCCAGCATCTCCAAATAAACTGCCTAATAATTTAGTTGCTGCCGCTTTCAATGCTATCTTTGCTAAGTCTTGTATAACACTACGAGCAAAATCACTGAACTTAAATTTACCAGTTGTAACAAAAGTATCAATAGCACTGTTCATGTTGTTAAACATACTTGTTGTTGCACTCTGTGCTAACATGAATGGATCCATACTTCTTGCGATAGATTCCATTGCTGTTTTGGCACCCGCTACACTATCATTTCTACGAGCAATTTGTACGTCATATGCCTCTTGTTCTAATTGTTTGCGTGTTGCATAATATTGTGCATCGGCAGTCATACGCTTAGTAATATCGTCAACTGCAATTGTATTGCCGGCTGCTCTTGCCAATGTCAATTCTTTTTCTAAGTCAATACGTTTTTTAGTTTCTTCTGTTGCTAATGCCATTAACTTCAATTGTGTTTGGTCTTCTAATGTAATAGCAGTACCAAACTGAATTTGTTGTTTCATCAAATCTAAATCTGCTTGGCGACTTGCTAACATTGCATCAGTGTTTACACTTGTGGTAAACTTTTGTACTGCTTGTAGTCTATCGTATTCAGCTTTGTTTAACCCTAATGTTGTTGTTAATTGTTGTTTCTTAAGGTCTATTTGTTTCTGTAATTCAACGATAACTTTAGGATTACTATCTTCACCTTTTTGCTTTTCTAATGTAATTTTGTTTTGAAGGTCAAGAATTTCATTTGATGCTGTTGCTCTAGCCTGTGCATTATTCTTAATTAATCCAGCAAAATTACTTTCCATTCCAATTGTATCAATTGTAATTTGACGCAATTTATTGGCTTCTTCATTTTGTAATTTCAGTTGGGCTGTTACAGCCATAGCAGCCACTACCGCTTGATTTGCCGCTTTATCTTTAGCACTCATCTTAACTTCAGCGAATGCAGGGCCCTTAATAGGGCCAGCTGGTGCACCAGGCTCAACACCTAATGCGCTGTTTGCAGCCTTTTCATATTCATTCCATGCTGCCACACCTATACCGGCTGCGGCTGCAATACCTGCAATAATTTTAATTAATGGATTCTTACCTAACAAAGTAGTAACAGCCGCAGTACCTGCTAATACTTTATTCAATGTTACTAATGCTGTACCTAACTGAATAACCATTGAGATTGTTTTGGCACCAAATACAAGTGCCAGTGCAATTCCAACTGCTTTAATAATCTTTTCTGATTGTTCTAAACTCAATCTACTATTTTCAATTTTACCAACGAATGGTTCAATAGCAGTAGCCATTTGACTGAATACTTGTGCGCCAGCAATTTGTAATGTGTGCAAATTGGCTGCTAATGTATCAGAAAGATCACCCATCTTTTTCAATGCTTCTTCTGCTTTACTAAAATCACCACTAGCAAAAGCATCTGCTAATACTTTAGGATCAATACTCTTAAATGATTTACCAAATATCTCTACGCCAAGTGCTGTTCGTTTAGCCCCTGCTTCCATTTGTGCAAGTTGACTTAGTGCTTTGGTAAGCAACTGACCTTCACTCATTGTAGTCAAATCACTTAAATTAAATCCAACACGCTTTAATGCTTCTTGGGCTTTGTCACTACCTTGAGCGGCATCATCTAATGTTTGAAAGAACTTGCCAATCATCTTACCAGCATCTTCTGCCTTACCACCTGCTTGACCTAATGCGCCACCAAACGCGGCAATGTTACCAATTGATAATCCAGTTGCGGCTGCTAAGTCTGAAACAGCATCAGCCATTTGTAATACACTATTAGTGAAGGCAGCAAAACCAATGCCAGCAATTGCAGTACCTAATCCACCAAGACTATTCTTTAGTTTATCAACTGCTTGCTGACCTTGTACATCAACTTGAATTTTATAATTGTCAATGGTTGCCATTGTTTGTCCTTATTTTAATATAACGCCTAGCTTTTGCCTGACGTAATCTCTTATGTGTTTAATCGTAGGCTCAGTCATACCTGTTGGGGCTTGTTCACTACCACGCATACCTCTGCGTGTCATGTGACGACCTTTATCAAGTACGTTAGCGTAACCATAGTCTGCGTTGATAGTATTACCCTGTAATTTGGTACTACGTTTTGCATTGCCAGACTTAACAGGTGTTACATCTTTGAACTTTGTATATGCCTCTTTGGCAATATTCTGACTGTTCAATGTACTTAACACGTTGTTTAATCTGTCAACTATGTTAGTTGCCATTTGCCTTCTCCATCATCTTTTCTAACTCATCTTGTGTAAACTCATAAACACTTGGATCAACTTTACCACTGGCTTTTTGTTGCTGATAATTTTCGTATGTAGCAAGAACATCTGTTATCATAATGTCGTATGTAGTGGCTTGTTGCTCAACTTGACTTGGCAACATACCATACTCTTTAGCCATACGACCTACCATAATCATTCTGGCTGTTCTCCATTCGTCGGGGTTGATGTCTTGCTTTGTGACTTTCCCAAGATTTCACCAATCTTATTAATTGCGGCTGCGGCAATGTCAATTGGTAAGTCTTCATTATGTTGTAATGCGGGTTTACCTTGTTCATTAAGAATAAGTTTCTTAATCATCTTGTCTAGTTGTTCATACTGCTGGTCTGAACGAGCATTGAAGAACTCAAAGTATGTACTCAAGCCTACAATGTCATATGTGTGAAATGTGATTGTGTCGCCATACTTCTCAAACAATGCATCATCATCTAATGTGATTTCAATTAGTTTGGGTACACTTGCTAATTCTGTAATATTCATTTGTTTTTACCTTTAAATTGTTGTATTGTATTTATTCTTTGTCAGTTTCATCTTCTAGTAATTGATTTAACAATGCTAGACGGAACTGTTGTTTTGCTTTTAATTGTTTAATTGTTGCCTGCATGTTATCTAACATTGGCATTTGTTTTGCTTCATCAGCAATTAAACTACGTAGTTTTTCTTCTGTGGTCTTTAACCATACATCGTGATGTTCACTCATTTGTTTCTTTCAATTATTAAAAAAGGGGCACGAAGCCCCTCTTATGTTTGCTTAATTAATTAAACAACACCGCTAGTGATAGCGCCATCAACAGCGATACTCATTGGAGAGATCCATACTGGATTCTCTGGAGCAACTGTTGGTGCTAAACTAGAAACATAACCTGTACCAGTGTAGTAGAATGCGCCGTTAGCGTTACCATTCAAATACAATTTCCATGCGATGTTTACTTTGTTTTCGCTTAGTCCAGCAACACCATAGAAGGGTGCTGTGTTAGCTGTAGCGGCTGCATTACCAAAATATACTGTTCCGTCTAGTACCATATTAGTACTAACTTCATTGTCAGCAGGTGTAGTAATCTTATTCATGTCACCAGAACAAAAGTCGGTGTATGAATAGATACCTGTTGAGTTTGTAACAGTGATATCTTGTAAGCAAGTAACGCTTAAAGCATTTGCTTCTGCATTTGCTATATTTGCACTAACCAATAATATTGGCTGTGTGCCTGTTGTGTTTACTGTGATTCTTGCCATTTGATTTCTCCTTAGTTAGGCGTATTAAATTCCATTCTTAGCATTCTGAATGTCCAGGTATGCTTCTCTGCTTGTGTAGGTCCAAATGTACGAACTTGGTTAAAATCTCTTTCAAAGTAACCATCCATTAATTGCACACCATCGTCTTTGATGGCTGTAACTAAGTTTGCAATGATAGCATTAATTGCTACATTGTATGGATCGTCTTGGTAACTAATATAAGTTACCCCAAATTCATCGTATGCGTGATAAACTGAACCGCAATATTGTATTCCTAGTTGATGAGGATTTCTTTCGACTGTATGTACATCACTAACATAGATACCATAACGAACAACATCACTATCACTAGGGAAGTCATCAAATATTGGTATGTTCCATGCTTTTGGTATGTCACGGCGCAACACATTAATAATCTTTGTACTATTAACTGTTGGTTCGTTCAATACTGCATATACAACTTCAGCCATTAGAAATATCTCCTATCACCGTTAAAATAATCAACGTCTGCTGTCCAATTTTCTTCAAGTTTTGTCGTTGGTCCTTGAGGGGCGTCTTCATATAAATCATAGAAGTTCATCAACTGCAACGCTTTTGTCCATTCATCATCACAACGCTTTTGTGCGAATTCATAATTCTGAACATCAACCTCATTCATGTTAGACACATCGGTTACTAGTGATTGATAGAAAACTAGTATGGCACCGAATGTATCTAAACGAATTAATGTCTGATCGTTTTTAATGAGCAGACTTGGATTGAAACTTGAGATCAATTGACCATTAGGCAGATTAGCATAATAGTAAGCACCAAGAACGGTGTCGCAGTATTTCTGCCACCATCCGAACTCTAACTTATAAAGCCACTCTTGTGAACCAACTTTAAAGTAAGGAGCCCAATCAACACCGAGTGCTGCCGCTCTGCGTTCCGCTGCCGGATCGTAGAACTGTATGTCCTCGACTGTTGCGTTTGAGATTCTTTGATATGGTACTGACATATTATATTATTCCTAGACTTAATTCAAATTACTGCTGGATGTTAATAGCACCGCCTCTACGTAAGTCACCAACGCCAGAACCGAAGTAACCGACACCAGTTAACCAAATTTGCAATCCACCTGGTACTTCACCAGTCTTAAGTTGCAAGCCTTCTTTCATAACAGTGAAGATTGCACTGTCGCCCATGTAACCACCAACTAAAACGCTGAATGGACCAGAACCTAAGAATGTACGTGAAGCAGTAGTTAAGAATGTAGTGAAAATAATCATACAGCCATATACTGACTCAATCTTACCTGTTGCTAGCAATTCATTACCAAGAGCAGATAGGTTACTACCGCCAGATTGTGATACTGCACCACCAGTTAGTTCAGCTAACAAACGATTCAAACTAGAACCTGTTTGACCAGCTACTGAACCTTCTGCATCACCATTGCTATCTAAAACGATAACTGGTGTTCCAGGCATACGAGCAACTTTGAAGTTCTGCTTAACTAAGCGAACTAAGTCAAGTACTGAAGCGGCACTGAAGCCAGTTGTTCCACCTGCGGCTACTGTTACGTTAGTACCAGACTCTGCAAGTTCCATAGCACCTAATTGTAGTACACGGGTGAAGCCGTCAGCACTAGTTGCGTAGTATGTATTACCAGGAGATACTTTGAAACTTTGGAAAGCTAAAGTAACACGTTGGTCTACTTTTTCAGCGAATGACTCACCTAATTCAGCACCAAGCGTTGCAGCCAATGTGAATGAAGTTGTCCAGCCGTAGAAGATATCGAACGCTGTTTGTGCAACTGCAGGAGTTGCTGTAATTGTACCTTGACCCAATGCAGGATTCTGTACAACAGCGTTACCAGTACCAAAGGTACCGCCAGTGCCGTTAGCATTGTAATCTTGATATGTAATCGGTGCAAAGTTAGGTACTAAGAATGTTTGACCTTGTGTAGGTGCAACAACGTTAGTGAAGTTAACTAGACCGTTTGATTCGTGCATAGCACGTAATGCGAAATTTGAAATAGCTGTTGTAAAGCCATCGCCCTCATTATTTGGGCCGCCTAAGACGTATGCCATAATATATTTTCCTTATAAAATTTTGTTGGCTCAGAGTATTTTGCGACTTGAAGTTGATACTGACGCTGATACACCTAGACCTTTGAGACCAACTCCTTTGCCTAGGCCATTTTTATTAGCCCATGCATTGAATGCTGCCGGATCACGTGAGTAATCTGGTACTGCCTCGTCTAGTGCACCAGTGAAAGAACCTTGTCCAGGTCTTAAACCAGATCCAGAATTAGAGTTACTCTGTTTCAATAGCTTTGGATTACCCACTGCTACTTCTTGTACTAATCCTTGGATTGTAAGTGGCATTCCATCAGATCCATAGCGTTCTTGACCCTTTTGATTAACAATAGCATAACTGCCATCATCGTTCCATTGAATATTGTTTTTAACTTTATTCAATGCATAATCAACTAGGTCTGAATCAAATCTGTCACCCATAGCTCTTTGTATATCACTGTCTAGTTCCTTCTCACGTAATCTTTGCTCTTTTACTGCTAGATCACTTTGAAGTTTACTAAACTGCTCATGCAAGTCATTGGTTGTAACACGACCGTTCGTAACATTCTGTTGCTTAGGTTGTCCACTTGGCTGTACGTTGCCAGCGTTAGTTGTTTGAGCCCCTACACGTGCCATGTATGCAAGTGCATCTTCAACAGATTGGAATTGTGTTCCACTCGCATTAGATAGTGCATTTAACAATGACTGTGTTGTGCTTTTACGAATAGCACCTGGGTTAACGTTTTGCTCTCCTGCTTCACTCACTGAGTCCTGTGCAGTAACAGGGGCTACATCGTTGCCAACGAAATTTTGATTGTCCATTAATTTTTTCCTTTAACTTTACGTAGTAAGCGATTGTGTAATGTATTTATGCATTATGGTTACAGATAGATTTATCTACCTGTTTGCATGCCGGTTAATATTACTGGTGCAACTTGATTTGTATAATAAGTCATACCTATATTAGTAACTGGTGTGTCTGCACCGCCTAGCAATGATGCATTACCTTCATTACCAAATGATCCTTCTGATTCTGATTCTGATTCTGACTCATCACCGTTCTCACCATTCTCACCATACATCTCATGTTCTGGTATCATGCTTGCTTCTAAATCTCTACTGAGAACTTCATCGTTCTGCTCAGTCATTAATGTTCTTAGATCAGGGTCAGCAATTGTATTGATGTATGCTTCCTCGTATTCTGGTATTGCAGTGTCTGGAGCAAGCATGCCAATAATTTCTTTTGTAATCAATGCTTGAATCATTGGATTGTCTCCAACTAATTCTTTTGCTGATTTGATGATTGCCATTCTGTAGTTTGTATCGTGTGCTTCATAGTCAGTGTTGTAACTAACTTCACCTGCCCAACGAACGTTCATAAAACGTGCGGCATAAGTGTAAATCATTTCTTCTGTAACTTCCATCAATCTTGCTTTACTCTTAGCTAATCGATGTAGTTGTTTGCGTTCTTCAATGATAGCAACGCCAGATGCAATTTGGTTTTTACTATTACGCAGTCCACCTAAACCCGTAAGTGCTTCAATCTGTTCGAGGATATCTTGTTGTGCTCTGATGATTGCATCAACATCACCCGTGTCAATGGGTATAGCTTCTACTTGTCCCTCGTTTGCTCTGACAATAGCTCCAGCGTGTACTGGAATACTAATGCCTTTGTCTGCACGAATGATTGTGTGAGCAAATTGTAATGCTGTATACTTCTCGCATTCTAATTTATAGAACTCACGCATCGCATCGCTTGCGCCATCAATGTCACTAATGCCTAAATCGATTGTTCTTGGATCTCTACGACCATATGCAATAAAGATTGGTAGACTCATGCCTGCGGGATATTCGCCACTGCCAATCAATTTAGCAGGCTCTTCCATTTTTGCAGGACCTTTTTCTACTTCATAGCTTTCCCAGTAGCTTGGTGTGTTTGCATCACCTAATGTATAGCACTTGATGTAGTAACAGTCTTGTTCTTCCATCTCCATTACTTTAACACACTTAAGCATTGGGCGACCACCGTAGTAATCAAACTCCCAATCCCAAACGTTCAATGGATTGATAGCGCAAACATAAGGACGAC